GGTAATGACATAATCATAAGTGTTATTGCCAAATGAAAGATACTCGCGAGTATCTGCCAATTGTAACACGATTACATTATATCTTGATGCACTGTTTTAAAACAGCCTCATCATATAATGTAATATTCGTACTGAATTGAATAATCAATTCGAACTTAATAAAATTTATTTGGGTTCAGGTCGCCAAGGAATCTTGACGACCTCCAAATAAGGTAGCCCTCGTTCCTTTCGAGAAACGTGCCTACTACCACCTCCAGTAACTGGTGGTAAAAACATTGAACTTCCATCAGGATTTTCAATTTTTATCGAGCCAAAGGCAGGACTTAAGAAGTTTGTACTATTGTGGAGACGATAGTACTTACTTTTCCTGTTTTTGGTTTGAAGATTATCGTTAACGATAACTAAAGATGGTCCGTTTAAACGGAAATCCACCTTATCAGGATTATACCAATATAGATTAGTATACTGATCTATTAATTTATTAATAGATTTCATATCCGGAATAAAACCATCCGGAGGTGAACCAAATTCCCTATGAAATTTATGCCATTTCCTTTTTGAAGAATTTAAATACTTCATAAAGGTCTTTTCAGAGGGTTTAATATCAGACATTAGTGTCTTATTGAAGGTTATTTTTCTTTCTAGGTAATTCATTATTGAATCAATAGAAAGAATATTAAACTTCATTAACATCTTATCTCTATTAGAGATATCTCTAATAAAAGAAAACTCTGGTCTTTCTAACGAAATTCCATGAGTATTCTTTAGATAATATGCTATCTGAGCTTCTGTATAAAAGAAATCAGATGTGATTACAGAAGGTTGTTCATTAGGTTCAAATTGTAAAGGTTGTACAACCTTTTTGAACTTAATTCTCTTTTCCGAAGAAAAGAACTTCTGTAAACCACGTAAGATCATGTCATGATCTAGAACGAAACCCTTCCTTAAGGGAGAGTTAAGTCGTCCTATGGATGACATGAAAGAGTACTTCTCCAAGGGACTATTAGGTCCCCGAAGATAAGTCTCTACCCAGTATAATACTTTATTGCTAGTCTTATACTTCCCTGGAAATTCTAGTCCGCCTAGGCGTACTGGAAGGTTCAGCGGAAGTATTCTATCAATAAAATGCATCTGGTGTTTGTATTCCCTGTGAAATAAATCAAGGAATAACACTGGTACTATAAACTTTAAAGATTTTATAGGCATCCAGTCTAAATTCTTTAAAAGCTGTGAAGCTTTCCCCAAAATGGCAGCACGATGTTCGGACTGCCAGGTTGCGGGTATAGAATTTAGTAGTCGCAGTTTTAGAATATCTAAAAACACCACTCTGTCTTTGCTTCTAAGACACATGGTTTCTGCGAATATCCCGTACCAACGAGATACTCCGTGTTTCTTAGAGAGTACAAGCCCTAAAAGCTTGTACAGTAAATCTAAGTCTTCGGAGTCCATCTGTGAAACTAAAAGTGATAAGTAATCATCACCAATAATCATAGATGGCGTGTAGAATAATTTAGGATCTACTCCCAATCTATCACAATTGATAGAATGGCATTCTTTATGCACAATATAATTGATTATATTAAGTGTCATAAAACTCATTGGATCACCCATGAGTGAGCCCCTCAACTGAAGGAATTCAGTTAGGAACTCATAGCCATACTCTCTTGACAGGATCCTTAAGGATTTGTCAACCACAATATGGCGACCCATCCATGACATATTTAGAAATGTTAGGATGGGATGTGGTCCGTACTTTCTCCTAAATTGATTTAGGAAGATAGTCCAGATTAACCGAACTAAATACTTAGGTATATAGTCGGTAGCATTCTTCAAATCACTTGAATAAAAGGATTCGAAGGAGCCCAATGTGGTGGTCTTATTTATATCAGAACACCATGACCATAAAGGGCTAACTCTATGACCGTCCCGTATAGGACGAAGACGTTGTAAGAGTTGTCGGACGGCGAATTTTGTGTATTTCATCAAAATTCCAACCTCCCAGGGGTTAGTAGTAACTACCCTTGTCTTGTACCCGCCAGTTTGCGAAGCAACAAGGCGAGACTCGATATTCACGTCCTCATAAGGTACAAATACCTTTGGGACTGAGGTAACCCATAAGGGAATCCTAACAACCTTGTCTTCAGGATGATTGCTATCGACTTGGTGGTAGTTAACTACCACATCAGGCTCCACTTCGAATAATCCAAGTGTCCTGTAAGCCAAGCCGGAAGCAACCGTCAAGAAGACATTGCCGATGCGAGACTTTAAAGGCTCAACATCAGCAAGGTTGAAATCATCGATAAGAGTATTCCACTCGATATCATTATCAAGGTCAATATACATCTTATCGAAGAGACTTATATCAGTCTCTTTACTTAAGGTTTGCCAAGTAGTACATGCAAAACCGAAAGCATCGTATAACGGTTGAGTATCTTGTATAACCAGTTGACCTGGAGATACAATATTCACACCGTATACACGCTCCTTTATAGAAGCGAAGTCGGTATTATCGTAATTTAAAGGTATAGTATCTAAATAATATACCTCTTTGACATTACGTAATACAATACGACTCTCTGCAACCTGCCCACCTTGTTTACGCGGGAAGTTAGTTGTTGCAGCTGTCACAACTGATATATGTGACTCTTGAGGAAGAATGTCGCCTCTAATCCAATTATAAGGACTAATGCTATTATTAGCATCATAGTCCCCCTCAATTATTTGAGGATTTGGATTGGAAGTTAATTCTTCATCTTGAGTCAGTATATCAGCGACTGCTGCATTAACCAACCGGTCAAGTTGCAACTTATCCTCTAAAGAATAAGTATACTCTTTCGAGAGTATATCGATGGTTGATTCAACGTCTATAAGAGTCTGAATCGCATCAGAGCAGGGTAATGATCTGCCAAACGTACGGAGCATTCCTAAAAAATGAATAGCATCCGTATCGTCTAATCCTTTACTAGGGTTATTCGGTTGTAAGATGTATTTGTATTTAGATACATGTCCATCGAACATCGATAACAAAGGATACGCATTTACTTTTAAATTCGTATTGTAATTTCCTATTCCTTTAATAATAGGAGTTACAATATGGCCGTAGAGTAAAACCTCTTGAGCCCAGGATGAATATGCTTTCATCCAATTTATTATATTAATAAAGCCAGGTTTGAATTTGTACCTCTTTAAAGAAGTACTCCATGAAACCTGGTAAAGACATTCCTTTAAGAAATACTTCTTAAAGGCGATGATAGCTTTTAAAAGCTTTAAATCACCGTAGTCTTTGAGGGTTGGACATACTAATATTAGATGACCCCAACTCCGCCATAAATCTTCTAAATGTCTCCATGCGTGAGCATCGAGAGAGAAGAATTTCTTATCCTGCTTTACAGACAGGAAAGTGCGCACATGTTTGTACGAACCTGTTGTCATAAGAAACAGGCGCTGTTTTAGTGTTAAACCAGCATCAGCCGTACTTCTTTTGGAGTACGGTTCGATACAAACGTGTTCATATCGTGGAATGCAATAGGATAACCGATTGCATAAAGCGAGAAGGACTTTGAAGCTCTTGGAATTAGTTCCAAGCTCCCCAGAGCCTTCTGTTTGGTAGGTTAGATCCTTACCTACAATGAGGACCTTTTTATCCCCATGAACAACCTCAAGGATGTTCTTTTCTACTGTTTTACTAACAGTTACATGATCTTTACCTTTAACCAAAGGTAGAGATAAAC